CAAAAGAGCTGAAAGTCTTCTCCCACACTCAAATACTTTTGTATGAGTGCGCCATCTCGGCGGACATCGTAATATCCACTTGTTTCGTATGATCCACCATTATCTGCAGCAGTAGTCGTATGATTATACGATTTGCAGGGGGAAAATCGGACTATTTCTTGATAAGGAAGCTCGAATTCTAATACTGGATTTTGGCCAGTGCACGTCGCAGTGCTGCCTTGCCATCCACTTAAAGCCTCTTCAGCTGAGGCTATAGCACGTTTAACATTATCACTAAGAGATAATGTTGGAACAAAATCTCGTGCAACATTTCTGTTGCCATTAATTCTGGATGCAACCCATGTAAATGAAGTATCTGCTGGTGCTCCAGACATTGTATGCTTATATCTAATTGAACCACGCCAACCTTGGTATGCTGTAGATAAATAATTTAATAATGTTAATTTACAAAAGTTATAAGGTACATCATCTCCATCTACTGATGCGAGATCTACTCCATTGGGATCAAAACCTCTAAAATAAGGGAAGTTTTGATTAACAAACTTATGAAAACCTATTCCTGGATCAACTGGATCCACGGAATGTAAATTATACCTTTTCAAGGCTGTACGAAAAGATACAACAGGATCACCACATAATATTGCAGTGGTAGGATCCGAAGTTGTCGTCATAGCTTGAAAGGACTCTTCTGTGTTTTGTGCTATTGGTGCGACGTCTTGTTGGGCTTCTGATTCTTCAAAAGCTTCAGCTTGAGGTACCATATCTACAAATGCAGATTGGGGCTCAAATATCGATGCTGTTGACAACGCATTTTCTGCCGGATTCATAAATTGTATGTCATCTCCGCCGGCAACGGAGACTAAAATTGATAAACTATTATTTATAGAATTATCTGGCGTGGTAAGTTCATTCAGTACGTATACTGAAATAATACCATTTGCTTCACTCTTTCTTGGTGTCGTCAATGCCGACAAAGAGGAAGGTATGATAGGACTCGATGCTAATGCATCAAACTTTCCTAACATTGATCTATGTGCACCCCATCCAACTTCAACTGTGAAATCTTTTTCAGTTGCTATATCAACAATACGAGTATAATTAGTATTGTATTCATTCCCAGTATTCGCGTAAGGTTCGTAAACTACTTTAATACGACCACGATGAAAACTAGAAGCAACTATTTGGAATCTATATTTAATAGAACCTCTCCAATACCTAAAAGGTTGTGCTGCAAAACATAATGCAGTCATGTGAATTTCAGGAGGTGTTCCTAATCTAGAAAACAAAGAGGGATTCACATAGGAATTCCATATTAATGTTTCCGGGGCTTGTGTTACAGTCCAAGGAAATGATGAATAATACGACTCTCTAGTCGCTACAGATGTAATTGTCATCTCATCATCTCCTGCTAACCCGACTGTACGGGGATCGATCGTAAGTTCTTGTTTACAATCAAGTGTCAATCTCTGACAAGTATCTGGCATATTTGCATTAGCTAAATTACCTACTAGTGTGGGCTTATTATACATTGTATCATTAAGCAGTGCAGGTCTAGAATAACCGAAAATACGTGCTACACCAGAAAGCGTATTTCCTGCTAATGTAGTTGCCATAGCATATGGAGCGAGTGCTGGAACTTTATTTGCAGCTCCTCCAAGAACACTAATAGCATTACCAATTTTAGAAATTGGTCCAACCCCATATTCATCTCCTTCAGGTATCATATCTTCTTCATCCGGAGAAATACTTTTAAATTCTGACTGAGGTGAAATACCCAATGCATCATTGACTGTGGGTACAGATAATTTAACATCTTCTGCCCATGCAAAAACTGATACAGTAACATTATCAGTACCGCCATTTGCATGCTTCAAACCAAATAGGGTATCAAGATAAATTTGACCCATTTGTCGCCATTCTGCCAATGGTATAACTAAACCATTACTAGGCCAGAAAAAAGGCAAACACATTGTCCCACCTTTAGACGTATTAGGGTCTAAATACAGATGAGGTCGTTGTGACCTTTCAACTGCGTCTGACAATATACCCTGTCGTGTTAGTGACATACTGTCAGCAATATGTAATGGTTGGTAAGAAGCTAATACTCTTCCATAGTGGAAGGCATTACCATTTAATACTATTTTAACTTTTAATTTTGCTCTCATAAGATAATAATTGGACATCCTATTTATGACCCGCGGATTCTCAAAAAAGAGAGTCCAAGGATTAAAAATTTCGCTTAATGCCGATCCAACAGCCCAATTATATGAAGCTATTTTTATAGGACGTGAGAAAAATGACTCTAAATGATTGTCTGCCATATCCGCAATCCCATATGTCGGGTCGGGTTGTGATGGGACACTGTACTCCCACGCTTGTTGTGCATCATTAAATTGTGTAATTTCATGATGTTGTTGCTGATTCTCAGCGCTAATATTAAAATTTTTGTTAATTCGATTTTTATTTACTCTCACAGCTCATGATGAATTAATCATGATAGAGAGGTATTTTGTTGTGGCGAGTACCACTCTCCTAAAAAGGAGCTTCTCTCCAATGCAAAGCCTAATCATTCTAGGGGTAATACTGACCCCCTAATTTCATGGTATCCATATACATTGGGAAATATTTAGCTTGAAGCCACTATTTCAGGCGGCTTTACGATGAGTTTAGACTCTTCCGAGGAGTTTGGCATATATTTTTCCTTCCATTTCTGAACCTGAAGTTCATATGTACTATCTATATCTGGTATCATATGCGTGATACCATGTTGTTGCGCTATTTGTTTTAATTGAGCGCGTCTTTGTTCATAAACTTCTGATCCATAAGGAAACCATTCACACAGTGCACTTTGTATACACGAAGCGGAAACTTCACGCTTCGAAGTTGTTTTACTCTCCAAATTGCAATGTAAACTTTTAAAAATAGAATTTTCATCTAATATGCCAATATGACATCCTAATTCTGACACAAGTATAGATTTGCGTTTTAGGAAATCTGCGTCCTCATCCTTCATATATTTTGTAGGTACAGATTCTTTGTCAGGCATCGTAAACTTCATATCGTGTTTAGACAAAAATTCAGCAAAGCTGATATGGTTAAATTCAGACCATGATTTATGAACTGATCCTTTAACGTCATCACCATATGTCATCATTCGCGCAATCGAGCGAAAGTCTCCTGCTTTAGGATATATATGATAAAAACCACATCTGAGTAATAAACTATTACCGATGGAATTAATATAGACAGTTAAATTTTGACCAGAAGGATTCGATCCTATCAATTGGAGTAAATCTCCATTATATGCCATAACGGGATAAGCAATATCGGTTGCTACCCCTCTCATGATGATTAAATCATCATCTGAATAATTGCATCTTTTAGCAATCTTTTCTAAGATACTAAATGATGCTAATATTAACTGCGCGGGCATACGCAAATCATACTTACTATAATCCCCAGCTAGAATTCTATCGTCTCCGAAGTATGTTATATGTTGATGCAATTGTTCCCATTCAGGTCCTCTTGCATTAACACCAACTGCACATTCACTATATAAAGGATATAGTGAAATAACTCTAGCTATGGGCAGAAAGTATTGTCGCGCCAATAGTTGTAACGCTATCGACGCACCCTGGAACACACGAACTTTATCTTTAGTTTTAAGTGTAGGCTCATCTTTTAAACAAGCCTTAAAGATAAGATGTCCCCGTTCTCCCCTGCGATATGCATCTTTGATAGTATCTCTATACTCAATAAATTGTTTCTCTAAAACTGCTGGATATTGATGAGTACTATCTTCGGTAGGTTCCAAATTTGTGATGTATTGACTCTTAGGTCCTCCTAATGGATAACCTATGGAAGTGTTTGGTTTCATTTTATCAATGAACTTAACACCATCAATACCACACAATGTCTCCATTTCTGTCAATGGACGTACCTGTGATAATATTTCAGAATTTCTTTTGTCTATTAGTCCTATTAATTTAGCATAATCATCAGTTGCTTTTTCAAGCAA